CATACCCTTTATGTTGTTTACCGGGTCAATATCTAGGCGATCAAGATCCAGAATATATCTTACCTGCCCATGAGCTATATACAGAGGCGTCAGAAGTGTTAAAAACAGAGAGTGACTCATCAATTTTATTAGAGGGTGGTATTTTAAGTGGAATACTAGTTAAGGTTGCTTTTGATTCTACCGGGTTATACGCATTATCTGGAAGAGATGAAAGGCCCGGGGTTAGATACAATCAAACACATAGAAACGCTATGGTAGTTAGAGACTATGAGCATAATCTTAGAGGTAATGCCCCGTTATCAGATTTTTCTAGTACCTTTACTAATCTTTCAACCGATACATATCGGACATTAAGGTTTCGATACGTTAACTTAGGTGAGAAGCTACATATAGATTATAGAGAGGCAGACACAACAACATATACTCTTCTAACCACAATAGAACTGGGATATAGAGCAGCTCGATTAACCAACTTAGAAAACGTATATTGCGGATTTGCTTTTAGTACGCCTATTTCTGCACGGCTTACTCTTACCGACGCTTTAAGCGTAAAACAATTTTACTTAAGGAACTTTAACATAGAAGGGTATGAAGGCGATACAGTAACTACTGAAACCGTTGTTACGCCCAGTCTCTCAGTTAATCCTAATACATCATACGATACTGTTGCTAACATAACAACTTAGAAATGCCTACTACTACACCAGTCCCCATAGCAACCCCACCACCGGGAGTTATACCCACGACATTACCTCCAGTCACGACGGCTGCTCCGGCAGTAAATTTTAATAATATTAACATATCTAATGTTAATATATCTTCAACTTACCCTGTTATAGGCTCTGGCGGGGTTGAGGATTCTTATGAAAACACTGATGGAAAGGTAACGGTAGAAAATATTGTTTTAGATAAACCGTTCTCAGAACAACTAACATATTTTGTATATGATCAAAACGGTGCAAGAGACGAGTATGGTGATCCTATAAATTTTACGTCCGGCCAAGCCGGGGTTTCTGTAAACGATAATAACGAATCAGTTGTAGAGATAAACGAAGAGTTGACGGTTGTTGCGGATCCTACAGATAATTCCGGTAATATGGATATAGTGATTCAGTTAAGAGATCAAAACTATACTACTATAGTTACAGGACGATCCATAACAAACCCTGGACCTACCACCACACCAGCACCTATCACAACTGCCGTGGCGCCTGTAACAACTACCACGGGGCCTGCAACACCTGCTCCCACGCCTATTACACCCACGCCAACACCGGCGCCGAGAATTTCAAGGCTGGGGGATAGTGATAGAGGTAGTGAAGGTGATACAGATTATATCCCAGCTACATCAACTGAAACTAAAGTTAACGTACCAGTATTTCGAGACCGATCTTCTATAGAAGAGTCAACAACTACACCAGTACAGGTTTCATCACAAGAAGAATTAATAACTTCATTAGAAACTTATTCACAAATAGAAATTGTTAGTGATTTCGATTTAACAGTTACAGTTAGAGTACCTGAATCTACTTCAATTAAAGGTGTTAATAACCCGGTTATACGTACCAATACTACTGCTTTTTCTGTTAAAGAAAGTAATATTGAATTAAGTGGGTTTACGATAGCAAAAACCAGGACAATTTCTACCGGGGCTGGTATATTAGTAGATAGACCGTATAGACCCTCTACAGAAGCTCCTTCTAATATCCTTATTACAGATATAACGTTTAATACTGTTGGCACCCCGGGGTTAGAGAAATATTCACCGGTAACAATATTAGGTTATAGTAGTTTAAACGCCACGCCATTAATAGATGAGAAATTAACTGTTTTAAATAGTGGATGTGGGCCTATACAGAATGTTACTATTACTAATTGTACCTTTCTTAACACACCAAACACTGCTATCTACGCAACAGTAGTGGATGGGTTAAATATTTCTGAAAATATAATAGCTAACACTACTAGTAATATTGCTTCATTGGGTGATGGTATAAAATTAAACGGTGTTACTAATAGTAGTATTACTAGTAATGAACTATCTAATATTGGTCGTTCTGGTATATATATCACCGGTAGTAATACAAATAATATTACTATTACAGATAATAAAGTAGATGCATTTGCAACAGATAAAGCCGACGGGTTTAGAGCAGGTTTATCAATAAACTACGGTGTTAATGGTGCTCTGGTATCAAATAATAATATTTCTAGAGGTAGTAATATTTGGAACGCTGGTATTGCTAATAGAGGCGGTGTTACAAATGTTTTAGTAAATAGCAACGAGATAAGTGATGTTAGAGATGGTATTCTTATAAGCGATAATAGTAGCACGTTTAATATAAGAAATAATTCTATATTAAATGTTCATCGCTACGGTGTCCAGACTTTTAAAACGTGGGATACTGTTATTTCAAACAATAGTATTATACAATCAGAAAGTAAGAGAGAAGATTTTCAAAGCCTTTCGAAATTTGACCAAAAGATGATTGGTTTGGGCTGTGGAATATTATGCGGGACGAGTAACAATGTGCAAATATTAGATAATAGTATTACTGGCACTTATAATGAAGGAACTGGTGATTCAGCAATTCTAGTTACCGGTACGTTACTAACCAATGATCAGAATGACCTATATACATTACACGCGCTTGGTATCAGTAGCAACTTAGATGAAATTTATGGAACGAGTGGTAAAGGCGTATTAGAGGGTATTTCACAAAATATCGTTTCTAATAATACTCTAGAAGGTAGAGACACACTGCTTTCAGTAAATAAAGCAGATGTAATTTTACCAAGCAGAAAGCTAGGTGAAAGTAATAATATTGAAATACCTGATGCTGCTATATTTAAAACAAACCTTACAGGGTCAGAAGGAAGAATAGTAGTAGTTGTTAAGCCAGACAGTACAAGAACCGTAGAAAGTTATATACAGGATAATTCAAAATTATCCGAAGGTAATGACATAATAATTGTTAGCCCTAGTAAGCTCAATCCTTCCGACGGTACAGTTAGTAGCATTGATACGGTAACAGAATATAAAGGTAGCAGTCTTGTTACTATTAATACTGATCCTGTAATAGACACAAAAGAGGTGGTAGGTTCCCGCGGGCGAAGACAGACAATCATCGAACCAGAAGTAGTTGAACCGACGGAGACATGGGAAGAAACACGGCGGCGATTATTAGCGGCTAGACGGGCCGCGGCCCTCGAAGCGGATGTCGAAGCGAGGCGCTTACTAGAGGAGGCAGCTGCTGCCGCAGAGCTAGCCTCAGATGAGACCGTCAACCCTGCTCCGAGTCTCACCTCAGAGAATTCAATTACCTCACAAAGTACTAAAGAAATTCAAGCTTTAGTATCTGGTCTTACCCCGTCAAGTGAGACCATTGACATGTTTATTGATTATGACGGTCCTATGGATCCACGATCTCCTCGGTTAGAAAGAAATCCTAGTTTTTGGGGAAGTGATCTTAAAGGTATAACTGGAATTAGCCCTCTTGTATATTGGCCATCCCACCCAGCCCGGAAGAGATACTTTCAAGGAGTAGCGATCACCCGGAGACATGTATTAATCGCAAGACATCTCGATCATCCAGAAGTTGGAACTGAAATATACTTTGTAGCAAAAGATGGCACGATAGAGAAAAGAACAATAATTGGTGCAAGGGACAACCCAACCGCTGGGGATTGGAATATAAGTGTGTTGGATGAAGATTTGCCTAGTAATATAGAGGTTTTAAAAGTCTTACCAGAGGACTTACCTTCATTAGCTCCTCCTAGCGAGTTAGTGCGCGTTCCCGGCGACGAGGGCGGCTGGTCACCTGGTGTAGTCGGGAGATTGGAACCTAGTCCCGGGTGGCGGTGGACCGTAACAAGCGGGTTGGTATGGGGCACGGATCAAGAAGAAAAAGGGATAATTAGTAGACTAAGTAAGTTATACATTGGAGATGGGAACACCGGAGGCGGCCTCCGGTTCCGGCCGAATCCGGTTCCCCTTGACGCCGAGCACCTCTACATCTCGACTAATCTCAACGGCCTTGTTAGTCAAGGATGGACGGAAGGCTTAGAAATAAATGATTCGAGCAGCCCGTGGTTTATCGTGATTAATAACGAGGCAATTCTAGCAGGAACGGCTACTAATCCCAACTCCGGTCCAATGACCGGAGGTAGGAACAGTACTCAGATTTTAAATCAGCTGATTGCCGCGGCCGATGAGGCGGTTCTGGGGAGTAGTACAGGTTACACGGTAACTAATGCTGTCTTTACGCCTATAGATACGTTACAAGAAAAAATTACTATTGAACAGATAGACATATCTAATAAGCTGTATACATGGGCAGACCTGTTAAAAGAAAATATTACTATCGACGAAGACGACCCGTCTAAGCTGAATATATGGTCAGATACGTTACAAGAAAAAATTATTATTGAACCGATTGACTCTTCGACCGGTAGACCAATAGACATATCTAATAAGCTGTATACATGGACAGACCTGTTAAAAGAAAACATTACTATCAACGAAGACGACCCGTCTAAGCTGAATATAAACGGTGGCAGCGGTGGAGGTGGCGGCGGTGGGGAAAAAAGAACTATTGAACTGATTAACTCTTCGACCGGTATACCAATAAACATATCTAATAAGCTGTATACATGGACAGACCTGTTAAAAGAAAACATTACTATCGAAGAAATAGACGGCCCGTCTAAGCTGAATATATACGGAGACCCTCCTCTCCGGCCTCTCACCGGTGACGGACCCGATGGACGTGACCCGTTCCGTCCTAACCCTGCGGGGGACGGATGGCCACCGCCGGAGTGGCCACCGCCGGATTGGCCACCACCGGAGTGGCCGCCTCCACCGCCACCGATGCCGTATATACCAGCTCTTTGTAGAAAACCACCAGTGCCACCCCGTGGAGATCCTGATATGGAGGAAGAGGAAAGACAAGATGATATCATAAATAGAATTGATATAGAACAACAAGGAAATGACCCTCCAAATAAAATCTTCCCTTCTCCATCGAACGCGTTGCAGGTACCTTTTTACTCGCATATAAACTTTAATACTAATATAACTAAAAAATTTCCAACACCATATAATTTTGATGATGATGATACTGATACACAACTTATAGATGATAATCAAATATTAGCAAGCGCTTCTGTTCCAACACCATATAATTTTGATGATGATGATACTGATACACAACTTATAGATGATAATCAAATATTAGCAAGCGCTTCTGTTACAACAACAATATGTCCTCCAGATAGGGAAGATTGCAATATGCTTCATTACTAATAATTAATGGTGAGTGAAAAAGATCACCATAGGTACTTGTGTATATGATGATTATGACGGTGTTTATTTTACCTTACAATCTATCCGATTATGTAATCCTGATATTCTAGATAGAATAGAATTTATTATCATTAATAATAACCCTGCTTCATGTCACGGTGAAGAAGTTTCTAAGTTAACGCAACATATTAGTGAACCTATAACATATTTGGAATTCTCCAAATACAATTCCCCGTTTTTAAAAGGTAAGATATTTGATCTAGCTGAAACAGAATATGTATTAGTATTAGATTGCCATGTTCTATTAGAACCAGGAGCCTTAAAGCAATTGTTAGATTTTTATGATGCTGGTAAAGATGAAGGTAACCTATTACAGGGCCCTCTTCTGCATGATGATCTTACAAATATAAGCACACATTTTGATTTATCAAAATGGAGTAGTGATATGTGGGGTGAATGGTCTTTTGACAAGAGAGGTAAGGATAGAGATAGTGAACCGTTCGAAATACCAGCACAAGGTATGGGACTGTTTACATGTCGTCGAAATAGCTGGTTAGGCTTTAATAAAAATTTTAGAGGTTTTGGTGGTGAAGAAGGGTATATTCACTGTAAATATAGAAACGCTGGTAAAAAGACATTATGTTTGCCATTTTTAAGATGGTTACATAGATTTAGTCGCCCGGGAGGAACAAAATTTACACCTCTATTACAAGATAGATTTAGAAACTATATGATAGGATTTAATGAGGTAGGAAGAAACACTAATGAAGTTATTAAAATATTTAAGGAAAAAATACCTAATAAATTTATTGACGACGTTAAAAAAGAGCTAGGAATTACGTAATTAAATATTACCCATAGCAGCTTCAACTTTAAGATCATGTTTCATTGAATGAAACCTCTCATCAATATACTTTTGAAAAGCTAACGGTTTAATCCACTTATCACTCTCAATATCGATACCTTCTTTACCACATACAACATCAAGCGCTTCTATTAAACAGGCCCAACGAACCATTTCATCAAATTTCATAGTTTTTTTTGTACCATCTTTTAATTCAAATTTATATTTTTTCATTAATTTATTATATTATATTATAGTTCCGTTCCTTGTTCATAATCTGAGGTTATTTTAACCTCATCATCAGTTAAACTAGTTATAGGTTGTTCAATATCAACCGGGTGTGTGAGTAATGTTGGAGAAACTGATACCATGAGTCTAAACTCATTGTTACACTTCTCACATACATACGTATTTTCTATGTTTATAAAAACATTTTCGGTAAAACTATAATTACCACATGGACATTCTATAGTTACCTCGCTTAAATCTAATAACTGTTGTACTTCTCCTTCAAATTCATTAGTTAAATTTTGTACCTTATTAATCTTTAAGGAAGAATATATAAACGATATAACAAATTGTAAAACAAACGCTAACGACGCGGCCTCAAAAAAGCCCAAAAAGTTACGAAAAGCAAAACCAAATAATACAGATACAATACCAGTAATAAGAATCGATCTAAAAACAGTCATATAGCTATTTTAGCCAGATCACACGGAATATCAAGTATCAACTCATTAATTTTATCAATTTTATCGTTAATTTGATTTACAGCACCATCTGCAATATTTTCATTAGCTTTTGCTTTTGAAAGCATATTTCTTAGTTCAGCTAAAGAAACAAAAGTATCGCTGAGAAGCTGGTTCATTTGCTCTAACTCAAACGGTAAGACAGGGGGTGCGTTTTGTCGTCTTTCATTGTCTTTATACATCTCTATTTGATCTTGTACATTCATATGAAAGCTAATAGGGTTATCTTCAGGCCCTACGCTATAAGGAAATTCTGCTCCATCCATGTAATTATTTATGCTAGAGACTAAATAATTTTATGACCAAATTTGAAAGACGTTTTTTTAAATCCTTGAACGAGCAAACTGAAGAAGAAGTAGCTTTTGAAGCTGAGCTTGAGGATGATACTGATGCCGGAGAGTTTGATGTTGATGTAAATGTAGACGAAACGGTGGTCGAAGATGATCCAAATGTAAAAGCTGCAGTAGCAGTAAGTGAGCGCAATGCAGCTATGAGAACTAAGCTTGAAGGATGGGTTGGCGAGATTGAAGCATTTCTAGAATATCTTAACGGTTCAACGGAAGACTCTATTCAAACTGTTTTAGCTAGTGCAGAGGCCGATACAATCTTTGATCGGATGAAAGCTTCTGAACAGCGTAAAATTGCTAGAGTTGCTACTGAACTTGCAGCTTTAAATGAGTCATTTAAAGGCTACCTCGCACAAACTGGTAATGCTCAATTTAAATACGTCTGATTTCGATATTTTTTAATTTCAGACAACCTCACAATACCTTCGATACCGTCGAAGGTATTTTTTTCTATAAAGTCCCATTTAATCTCGTCTATCTTACACGTAATTGCAATATCATTAAAATCTTTAAACCTCTTACCGAATTTTTCCGGCCAGATGAACACTCTCTCCCCTTGCTTGAGTAAAACTTCGGATTTTACTAAGGATGCTTGATCAATCCACTGTGAATCGAGAATCCATGTTTTATCAAAAAATTTAAGCCTTGTATTTAACTGTTCTTCCTGGCGCTGTGTGAATGATCTCCCTCGTTCAGTAATACCCGCGACTGCAACAGCGTTTTTTGTAAAGAAAGCATTAACAGGTCCTTCAAAAATATAAACACAATCATGATCACTGCTTATTCTATCGATATTGAACAAAGTCTTTTCTGCATTTACTTTTCCTAGATATTTGGGTTTTGTTTTCTTGTCTTTATTTAAAACCGTCCTAGTTTGATAAAATTCAATTTCATCATGTTCATTAAAAAACGGTATAACAAGTCTATTCTTATGAACCATATCCGCCAACGATACGTATAGAGCTTCCGGTTTATTTACTGCAGTATCTAACCGTCTCTCGGTAATTAGATGTCGAACAGCTCTAACAATATTGTTGCTATCGTAATAGTCAAGCTGAAACTTATCAGACAAATTAATGCTATCTTTAGGTAAGGTCTCGACTTTAAAAGTTGGTTTAGTTTCTTCATTATTTACAATTATATCTTCTACATCAGGTACATATTCCTTTAACTCCTTTATAATATCCTCATCCGTACTACCTGCTACTTCCTTAATCCATCTTAAAGGCTTCCCAGACCAACCACAATTGTGACAAAATATGTTCTCGTTTTTGGGTATATAATAACAACGGCGCTTCTTACCTAATGACTTACCTTCTCTACAGATAGGACAGCTGCATTGATAAACATTATTAAATTTGTTATATTTTGGATAAAACCCCAGTTCAAAAAACTTAAGTATAACAAAATCTTCAGGAAGCGATATCATTTAGTTTATTATAGAGGCTTTTCATAAAAAACAAATTATGCCAGTCTTCCTTTTTATCTAAAATACGTTTAAAAGAATGCTCCTCACAATAATTAAGAAATGTTTTATAACACGCATCAACTTCAACCGATAATTGTTCCTTATAATACTGCTCTTCTTCTGGTAGTTCTTTATACTTCTTTAAACAAAATATATCTGCATTTCGTTTAAATATCTTACGTTCTTTTTCTGTTAAAATATACCCTGGGTCTTCTAGATATTTTCGAACTGTCTTTTTCCCAAACCCCGGTATACCCGGGACGTTATCAGATGCATCACCTATCAAACATTTTGCTGTATACCATTCATCAACATCTTTAAACCCTGTTTGTTCTTCAAAATTATTGTCTTCGAAGAATTTCTTACGCATAGGATCATATAATGTGCACTCAGAATTAACTAACTGTAAAAAATCACGATCCACAGAAATAATAACTTTATCACCTTCATGTTCTCTACAAATATAAGCAACAATATCATCAGCCTCTAGCTCACGGGGGAAAATAGAATTAATACCCATTGAATGGAGTATAGATTTAATCACTTCATTATTTTGATGAGGTGTTAAGTCTTTAATTCGATTACCTTTATACCTTTCTAATATACTCTTACGTATATTAGGCTTATAATCTTTCTTTTCATCCCATACAAATATAGTAGTATCTGGAACAAATTGTTTCACGTAGGAGCTCACAGCGTTGAGCGTGAAATACACGTGGAAGTTACTTACTTGGTAATCCGTAGACTCGGTCGTCTTCGCTACCGACTTCGCTGTGTGAAACGTTCGGTGTATTAAGTTGTTGCCGTCTATTATCAGGGTCTTCATTTTTTCTATATTGAGCCTCCACAACAGAATAAACCCTTTTTGGTAGCCTCTCTACAAATTTAATTATATCATTGTTCCTTCCATTTTCAAATGACTCCCTTGGAACTTTAATATTTTCTACTAACGGTAATGATAGACAACCTACAAAATCTTTTCCCGGTTCAACAACTGTAAACATTTGACCAACGTAGTCTCCTGCTTGTACAGCATATACCTCTCTTTTACAGCATTTCATCTGAACCTGGTGGATTAATACCTTTTATAGACTGCACTTCTGCTGCAAAATACTTCAAAAGAAACGAGTTTAATGCTTCCTCTTTCTGCGGGGTCGCTGCAAGTTTGATATCAAAATGATTACCATTAAAATCATACCCTAAAAGTATATAACTATCCATATACTCGCTTATTATAGCTGATAGTCGATCCGCTAAATCTTTTTTTCTCTTAAATGTTTTTCTATCTTTAATATTTTCCTTAAGAGCTCTCTCGATGATCTCTTTCAACTCTTCATCGTCTTCAGCAGAGTTTTGATTATCGTTACGCATATAATTATTTATTCAAAAACTATCATTATCCTTCTGACCTACACCGGCCTTTAAAAGACGTTGAACAACGACTTCTATAGAATCAGTCTTTAAACTAAAATTACCTTTAAAATTTTGATTACCGTCATCAAAGCAGAATAGATATTCATCCTTAAACGGGGTGTTCTCAAAACATGTCACAAAAACGGATGACTCAAATGGGTCTATTAATACTGTCCATCTTCGAGGGTCTCTAGTATTATATTTATCAAATATACGCCAAGTTGTAAAATTATTATCTTTTAATCTTTTAATAAAGTACCCAGGTGTTTTTAGTTTATTCTTTTTTTGCTGATCCACGGTTATCATTGAGTTAAAGCAGAAATTATATATTTTAATTTAATGTCTTTATCTTGAATATCAAATATTACTACACCGTATTCAGTATTTATTTTAACCTCAAATTCATCATTAATACTAGACAATAATCTAATATTATCTAGATTTACGGGTATCGGGTCTAAGGTAAAATCAACTTCATCTAAGCCTATAGTAAAATTATCTGTATTATGACGAGATCTATCAGTAAGCTCGGCCATTAAATTACCATTCTCAGTATAAAAATAAATTTTATTAGTTTCTGATGCAAAAGTACTCCCCTTAAACAATCTTTGCAACATTGTTCGAGTTAATTTAAACTGCACGTCAGAAGTAAACTTACTAATTTTATCTAAATTAATATTAGGCCTGTTTATGAACCCCTCTTCATATAGATGATATTTAAACTTTACATTATCCCCGTTATATTGAATATTATTTGTATTAATATGTAAATTAATATCTGAAACCTCGATTGTATCTAATACACTTCGTAGTTTCTTAACATCAGGAATATTTAAAGTATCCGTAACCCCTAGTTTAGTCTGATACTCTGAGTATAGAATTAATGTGCTATCGATACTAGAAACCAAGCTGGTAATCTTATCTTCTTTGATATCAAGAATAACACCGCTATCGTTTATCTTTGAAATAGCGTCTAAAAATTTTAGAAAATCACCTTTGTTTGTTACCTTTAGCTGTCTTTCCATTACCTAATTTTATGTTAATTTGTTGTAAAAGCAAAATTTGCTTCTCTGTTAAGCTAATTAACTTATCTAACTTAGATGGTTCAGAAAGATCAAATTCTAACTGGTTCCCCTCCGGAGGTGATTCAGTAGCTACACTAGCTATTTCTTGTGCTGCTTGTTCTGGGGTAATTTGCTTAATTTCAGCAGCCTCAGCAACCGGTTGCGGTGGTGGTCCGGGCATGGAACCAGGTATATGTTGCGGTGACATTGCTGGGGTTTTTGCAACTTGTTCAAATTGATCCCTTAACTGATGTGATTGGGGTTGTAAATTACTAGAAGAACCAATAATCATCTGATCCTGTTTATGAGCTTCTCCGTAAGTTTGACCCATTAACTGCATTAACCCTGCTTTTTGCTCTGGTGTCATTATCTCTACTTATTATATTAAAGATCTTTAAGCAAATCGTCAATATCTTCCTCTACAGTATCATTACCAGCGACAACCGGTTCGGGCTCAGAAGGCGCTTCTGTTGGCGTAGGTGCTGAAACATCAACTGTAGATTCTTCTTCTGTTCTACAATGATAATGCTCATTGAGCATAGCTTTAAGATCATCGGTTGATTTAAGAGTAAAGACTTCAGAAAGATCAAACACCCCGTCGTAAATATTTTTCTGCTCATCTTCAGAAAGATCAATTTTACCAGCAGTAGTGAATCTAGAAGAAACATAAGTAGGAAAATCTCCTTGTTGTTCAACCTTAATCTTAAAGTTAACACCATCTTGGCCGAGGTCAAAAATACGAGGACCAAATTCTTCAGCATCTTCACCTTCAATAGCTTCAGTGATGATTTTTTGAAGCTGCTTACCATACCGAAGGATCTTCACCTTTCCGTTATTATCAGGGTTAGCAGGGTCGTCAATAACATAAATATTAACCAACCACTTCTCAAGTCGTCGGATGGCCTGCATCTTCTCTTTTTCCTCTTCAGAGCCAGTGCGTAAGACCTTAAATCTCTCTTCTGCGATAGGATCGCGTTCACCGAACGTTTGCGGGCTTAAAGTCTGAACATATTGACCAGTCGCGAAGGAATTCCACCCGTGGTTGTAGTAGTGAAAGAACGTCTTACTTGGTTCTTTCGAAAAAGGTAACAACCTCACCGTGTATGTATTACCTACCTTAGTAGGCATAATTTCATTAAATGTAGCCGACCCCTTACTCTCGGAGCTAGCTAACGCATCTTTAATCGATTGAAACATTGAAGTATTAAACGTACTCATGTCATAATTATAACCACTAAGAGCTAAACTTCAACAGCTTTTGTTCTATTATTTTGAGCCCTTTTCGAGCTTTTTTCTTAAGTGATTTGGAACTTATAAATTTAACCCTAGTCTTGGAATAAAGATCTGTAAAATCGCTTATAAACCAATCAAATATTGCTGTATCTTTATTCTTTACAGCTGTATCCATATCAAAAGCGTGTAATGTATAGAAATTAATTTTATGGTCTTTTAAATGCCAAAATATCTCCGGGGTTCCTCCTCTCCGCGAAATCTCCACCCCTGTTCCCGGAATATATGTTTTATATTCCGTAAGGGTTATCTTTTTATCTGAGCAATAATTATAAATAAATTTTAAGCACCTTCTAAGAGTATCAATACTCTCTTCACTATCCGGATCTTGTACTTCTCTATCTTTACAATATAACGAATAACATCTTATCGCTTTCCGTGTGTTAAAAAACGATATATCAAAATAATTATCTTTCCCGTATATCTTATATGGCGCAATAAAAAAGTCATTATAGTTAATATGTGTGTATTTAGATAACAGTAAATTAAGTTTCTTTAAAGCTACTTCATCCTTGCTTTCAATATTATCAAAATTCTGTCTTAACCGTACTGGTTTGTTTTTGGCTTTACGTGATGAATATAAGAAGCTATTATAGATAGACTTTTCCTTTTCATTAATCATAATTTAATGTCTGCATTCGAATTAAGGAACTTTGTAATATATTTCGATTTAGTAATCGAGGGTTCAAAGTCTATAAATAGTTTAACTACATCAAAGTTAGTTTCAATGGTTAAGAGTTCTTTTAGAATATTTCTTAATTTCTCTTCCTGTAGGACTAATATGAAAATATTTTGAAAAGATAATTTTTTACCTTTTAATGAAGAACAAAAAGTACAAAAACATAATAATAAATGCTCAGTCTCTTCTTTAATAAGAGTAGTAGATGGCGCTTTCGGTGTATTAATTATTAACATAATTTAAATTGTTTGGCTAGAGTTGCAAACTGTTCTGTTAATTTACCCCCGGCTGAAGCTGCGTGACCGCCGCCTTGACATAGATTTTTAGCTAAAATACTTACATCTACATCACAACTTTTAGATCTTCTAAATGTAACTGCTTTAGCTTGTGAGTTGACTACTATACCGATATCAGCATTATACTTTTTAATTAAAAAATGAGCTAATTCACCAACTGCATAATTAGCAAATGTTGCTACTACATTATACCCCTTTATCTGACCTTTGAATATATCATTATTTTCAATTTGGTCTTTAAATTTTTTAAAAAATAATTTAATAGCATTTTTTTCATAAACAGTAAAGTCTCTAAACCCATCTGAAAATGCTGAAATAAACTTTTCGGTTTTTGGGGTGTTTAGAGTATAATAAATAGCATTTAATTTAAGGGACTCTTTGTATTGTGTGTTATACCAATCATATGTACCAATATACTCAATTAGTAACAATTGCTTATCAGTTAAATAAGTATACAAATGGTCTCCAAACGTATCAATAATTAAATCAACAGTTGACCTATAACCATGGTCTGGGGCTCCCTTTAAGATAGCTTTGGCTTTTTTATATAAGTGTTTATTTTTAATGTGGTCTTTATGTGTATCGATAACAACAACATTATCTCTATCAACTAACCTAATTTGTTCCGGTGTTAAGTTTAAATCAACGATAAAAATTCTATCGTAATGATCTAATGTCTGTAGAGCTCCCTTAAACCTACCTGTAATAGTATATTCTGAAACATCATTAATGTTAAATATCTTTGCATCTTTATACAGCCACTTTAATACGAGAGCTGACCCCGCTCCGTGTAAATCAGTATCTGTCCATACTTGAATATTCACCACAATTATTTATAAAAAGTTCCCTATGATGCAAGCCCAGCTAAAACATTAAGAGTTTCATCACCGTCATCTTCAAATTCAATATCATCAGCTTCTTCAATAGTAAGTGTAGAATAATCTATTCGCATTGCTTGTGTCATGCCGCGTGGACCGTATCTGTTTTTCATCATACCTAATCTAATAATTCCTAATTCCCTGTCTTCCTCGTTTTGATAGATAGATACGATAACATCTGCAGTTGCTGCAAGACCTATAGATTCAGATATAGTAGCAAGATCAGGATTATCTTGATCAAACCCCGCTCTATTTAATTGCGTTGCAGAAATAATAGGACATTCAAACAAATAACTCATAGCACGGACTTGCTCCGTTACATGTTTAATTCTTTCATATGAATTATTACCCATTGTAGAGTGCATTAAGTTGAGATAGTCTAAAATAATTGCATCCAGCTTAATACCCTGTTCTTGAAACTTCTTGATAAAGCCTTTTAGTTGACCGGGTGTAATTGTTGAGGGAGGAAACTCTTTAATAAAAATTTTACCCTCTTCACCTTTAATTGCTTGCTTAATAGCTGGGGTATTACCTACCATTTCCTTCATCGGCACCTTCGTTACATTAGAACAAATTCGTCTCGCATAAAGTAATTCTGACATTTCGAGAGTTATTAACAGTACATTCTTACCTTCTTTAGCAATATTATGAGCTACATTACCTAAAAAGATAGACTTACCAATATTCGTTTCACCAGCAAAAACATATAATGATTTACCGGCTTCAAGGAAACCACCATCCAAACAACCATCTAACCATTCCCATTTACTCGGAATATGTCTCTCAACCGAATTTATATCATCAATAAGAGTGTCAATATTGGTATATAAGTCTAATCCGAGGTCAGTTACTAGGTTAATATTACACGACTTTTCAAATTTATCTAATACATCTGATGTATCAACCTTTCCGCTTGATACGTCTTCAGCAACATTAAGCATTGTATGATAAACAGCTTTTTCTTTGAGAAATTGTTCTGTATTATCGTAGAGTTCTTCTTTATCTAAATTTTTATCAATATCATTGAACGTGTTAACTAACCTCTTAAAGGAACTTTTTTGTTCATCAGAAACTAGATATGACTTAATTTCTGTTACTGTAGGTAGTTTATTACGTTTTTCAGAAAAGTCTTTAACTATAGCAAAAATACTTGCTATAGCTTTATTTTTAAAGTATTCAGGTTGAACAAAGTCAGCAATTGAAGCAAGATAGGTTCCATCTGTTAACGACTTATAAATAAGAACGTTTTCAAAATAATCTAAGTCTAGCTTGCTCACACTTTAATGGTATTATAATTTATTTTGTTTTCCACTTATCGAGAAACCACTCGCTTCCTCTCTTAAATTCTTCTGTCACTTGACTAAGTCCAGGTGATTGATGTGTAATTAAAATATCACCTACACCAAGTTTAAATCCAGCCTTATGACATTGCATAGAATAGTCTAAATCATAAAGATGCCATTTCGAAGGGCAAGATTCATCAAATCTAATTTTTTTAAATACCTTACGGCTAATAGCTAAAAATACACCATCAAGTAATACTACTCTTTTTGGATAACAACCAAAAGCAGTCATGTGTTTTTCTTTTTCGTCGCCATGTGCTACGGCGCCATGAAGATTTCCGGATCCAAATCCACCGCCCATTATATGCCAAAGAGCAGGACTTTGTAATTTAACTTGTGTTGTACCAGCTACCCCCACAACGTCAAACTTTTGTAATAGTGGTTGTAGTTTTTCTTCAGAATAATTTTCTAAAATAACATCATCATGAACGAGAATAAGGCAATCCATATTTTCTTTAATTGCAAAGTCAATAGCTTTGTTATAACACTTTGCAAGAGATTTAGTATTGTTTTCTTGGATCCATACAAATTGATCAGTCGTATTGTACAAGGTAGTTGCTTCTTTTTTACCTTGTGATGGTGCAAATATAAACGTTTTCATATAAACGAAAATGGAGAATCAGATTTAAACGTTCCAGCTTTGTTCCATCTCTTAGTTTTAGTATTTAATTTCATTATAACTCCTTCAGAAAGTTCCTTAAACCCGTCGCCGCCTAAAGTAGAATAGTCACCTTTATTGTTATAATGTAATATCGAACCAGATCTTGCTAAGAAAACTTCATTTGTATCATAAAATATAATACTTAAAGCATACGTACCAGATAAACGCTCTAATGTTTTCTTTATAATAGTAATCGGATTAACAATTAATTTACCTGTATCATATTCTTTTTGCGTAAAATATTCTAATAAGTTAACAATAACAGCAGTATCTATACTATTTGTCAAATGCCCACAATACTTCTTTTTAAGTTTTTTGTGGTTAGTTAAGACACCGTTATGTGTAATACACCATGATAGTGTTTCAAAAGGATGTGATGTATGATAATCCCACGTTCTTTTAGCCGACGTAGGTGCTTGTACATGACCTAAAAAATATGTAGCGGTTGGTTCGTATGTATATTTATCAAAATCTATGTTACCTCTTTTTTTTCGTATAAACTGATCATCTCTTGCTAAACCAATTATACTACTAGCAAAATTACCTCTCTGTTTATTTGCTTCATACAACACCTCAAACATTGACTTATCATATGATCCAAAAATAGCACACATAACGTATATTAATATAAAGACGTTATTATTCAATGAGATTATTTTTCCCAGTCAAACTTAACCCCAGGTTCCCACATATATGAATTGTCTACATATCGACTACGTATATCATCTGGGCCTTTAGCCCTTGTTTTTTCATCTATACGTCGCATGCGGAGTTCGTACGAGGTTGGTTCTCCTACAGGATCACGAAACTCTTTAGGTACCCTCCAAAATAAATCAATATTACCGTATCTCTTATCTTTTGCTAAAGAAAAATCCGGATAATCG